AAAAAGTTGGAGAAGGTTAGCTATACGATAGCTTTTTCGACTAGCAATTATGAGGTAGAATTATCAGTTCTAGGGCTTAATATGCTATACCTCAACTTCGCACGTAATGAAAGAAGAGGGAGACCTTTATCTAAAACTCTTACAAACTTTTGGGATAAAATAGAAAAAGATTGTATGGATTTAATAAATAAGCATTTCGATGGAGATGAGGATATAGCTACAGATAGCTATAATTTTTGCATCGAATTATTGGAGAAATTATGAAACCTTATAAACACCAAATTGATAAAGCAGAGGAGTGCTGGGATATACTTAAACAAGTTGGATATGTATATCTAGCTGGTAAGCCACGTAGTGGTAAAACTTTAACATCGCTACTTATAGCTGAGAAAAGCCAAAAAGTTAATAATGTTTTAGTTATAACTAAAAAGGCGGCGATTTCTGGGTGGGATAAGTTCTTAGTAGATAAAGAGCTTGGATTAACTAAGAAATACCACGTCATAAATTACGAGCAGTTAGGTAAAATGCAAGCAGGTAGATTTTATCTAAAGGTAAATCCTAGCGATTACCAACTAGCTATAATAGACGAGAGCCATAACTTAGGGACTTTAGGTAAGCCATCACAAAGAACTAAAGTTATAAGAAAAGTGTGCTGGGATTTACCACATATACATCTAAGCGGGACAGCTATAGTTGAAAGCCCTAACACTATCTATCATCAAATGGCTATATCTAAATTTAACCCGTTTAAGTTCTCTAACTTTTACGATTTCTTTAGATTTTACGGGATACCATATTATATCAAAGTTAATGGTAGAGAAATAGCTCAATATGATAGGTGCGATACCAAGCGTTTAATGAAAGAGATAAATGCCTTTACGGTATATATGACCCAAGAGGACGCAGGCATTTCAAGCGAAGTTCAAAGCGTTGATAAATTGCATTATGTTGAGCTTGATAGTTATACACGAGATTTTTATAATCGACTGCAAAACGTTAAAGTAATAAGTGATTTTAGCTATTATAACGGAGCTAATAGCGGACTAGATATTGTATGCGATAGCACGATGAAATTACGCACGAGCTTACATATGGTAGAGAGTGGTATTTTAAAAATAGGTGATGATTATATAGAGCTGGGTAATACTGAAAAAATCGACTATATAAAGAAAACTTTTGGTGATACTAAAGATGTAGGTATTATGTGCCACTTTATAGGCGAGCGTAATCTATTAAAGAAACATTTTAAAAATGCACGCATTTATAGCTCAAACGCACACGCTGAGGGTGTAGATTTATCCGATTTAAAGCATTTCATAATCTTAAGCTCGGATTACAGCGGAGCTAAGTTTATACAAAGACGTGATAGAATAGTTAATATAAACGGCTCTAATACTAATTTAGTTAATCATATTCTAGTTAAAAAAGCTATAAGTGAGCAAGTGTATAATAAAGTAAGCAAGAAAGAGGACTTTAATAATTCTACCTACATAAAGCAGGAGATTTAACTCCTGCTACTCCGATAGTTTCCTATAATTAGCCTGCGTATCTGCATTTTTACCTATTCTACTCTCAACCCTTAAACGGTCTTTGTATAGTATAGCGTGAGCGTCCTCGCTATTTTCTAACCTTTGCTCTAGTAATTCCAGCTCATCTCCAGTTACACCTTTTGCTTGGGCTTTCTTTAGAGCTAATCTATTAGCTAAAACTTGGGTATTAGCTTTATTTACTTGTAGATTAATCCTCTCTAATTCTCGACTTAGGTTTTCACCTTCTATCTTAGCTTTAGCTAAGTCTTGGCGAGCTATACCTTTTTCTATTGGGCTAAGTTCTGACTTATCTATTTTAAACATTTCAGCCTCGAACTTTGTTCTAATCTCCTCAGGTATTTTATAATCTGTGGTTATTTTAGATAAGGCTTCATACATTGTTTTAGAGTTTTTAAGGTATTTAGTAACTTTAGCTTGCACTTTGTTATTTAATCCATATTCACCCCATCTAATAACTGCTTGCTGGGCATATGTGCTAGCTAATCCAAGAAGTCCCATAACACTTCTCCACCTATCTGAACCCTTAGAACCTATGAACATTTTATCATTTTTATATTTATTGGCATACTCCTCGGCTAATTTAGCAGTAGCTCTGGCTTGCTCTGTTTTAATGCCCGACTCCTCTAGGTCTTTCATATACTTTTTATAATCCATAAGACCGTGACTATCTATGTTTTTATTTACAATCTCCGCTAATTCTTTATTCTTAACAGCTGTTGCGTAATCAAGATTAGCTTTATTAAATGCGTTTTTAACCGCTTCTGGGACTTCTGATGTCTTTATGGTATTATCTATAGCGTCCTTAACTTCATTTAGTTTTATCTTATCAGCTCCATCTGCATCTCGCATTAAGGCATTTACTTTTTTACGCACTTCTAAAACATCAGCTAGTTGGACATCCTCACCATTCGTTGTCCATTGCTTACGTATAGCATTTAATTCGTTAATTGCCGGGCTTGACGACTTACCCTCAACATCATTAATAAATCTTATACCTTTAAATGTTTCCGTCATATTAATAGGTAAATCATAAGTTTTTATTAGATTGGATATTTCATCGAAATTTTTACCTGCTACTGCTAAATGCTCGTCTGCGTTTAAAGTATTACCAACCTTAGCTATATCGTTAGCTCTCTCCCTAGCTAGTATATTTAATTTGTTTGATAAATTATCCGAATAAACCGCTTGTTTCATAACACCCTTACCAGTATCTCCTAGTGCCATCGCTGCTCTATATGCCTGCTCATTTTTAGGGACATCTTTTAATATATCCGCTGCTTGTTCTGGAGTTAGTTTCTTAGATAACATCCAGTTAAATACATCTTTATCCATACCTTCAGGTATAGCATTTTCGCCTAATTTAGCAGCTAATCTATTAATTGCAAATGTGCCCATAGCTCCTACAGCACCACCTACTGCCGCATCCACATACATACTATCTGTAATAGGGCCTTTATGATTAGGGTCTAACGCATTTTCTTTTACACCCATCATCGCTCCTAATGTAGCCTCTAAAGCTATGGCTGACTTGTAGCTTCTCATAAGTGGTATAGATGTAAGAAGTATATTTTCTACCGCGTCAGCATTTCCATATTTACCGAGGGTATCGTGGCGTTCGTCATATTTCTTTATATTGGCTTGTATAGTTTTAATATCCTCTTTAATCTCTTTTGAGTGGTCATTAACTAACCCAGTCTTAGATAGTAAGTTATTAACTATGGCAGCTGTTGGCATACCTATATTAGCTTGGTAAATATTAGCTACATATTTAGCTGTAGCTGGTAAATCCATAGCTACATCTGCCACACCAGATATACCATCACTAACAAATTTAACTGGGTCATTAGAAAATTTCTTAACAGGGTAAGCAAACACATCACTAACACCAGCTACAAAATCCCTAGCACTTTCAAAGAACGTTTTTTCTTTCTTAGATTGTGGAGCATTAGGGTCTTTATATCCACCTGGTGGAGGCGGTGCTTCCGTCATACCATCTAAATTAACTTCAGGTTTAGTGGTAGCAGGTGTTTGTTGCACTTTAGTATCATTAGCTATTAAGTTATCTAGCCAACCTAATTGACTATCATTACTTTTAGGAGCTGCAACCTCGTTATTTGTAGGAGCTGCTGGTTTAGTTACAGCTGGCTGAGCTATAGCAGGAGTAGCTTCATTAGCTCCTGCTATATTAGTATCTTTTACCGCTGGTTTATCGTTAGCTATTAAGTTATCTAGCCAAGCTAAATTATCTGCCATTATTTATCCTTATTCTTGTGGTCTATTGTAGCCGTCTGGAGCGGCGTCATTGCTCATACCTATAGCTGACATTATAGAACCCATATCACCTGCTCCTACATCAGCACCGCCGTTAGCATCTCGTGGGTCCCTAGTTTCAGCTCCAGCAAGTTTGCTAGCCACTTGCTCAAATATATCAGCTATATACTCGCTATTGCGGGTTTTCATTGCACGCATACTTAAAGCTACTACTTTACCATAACTAGCTGGGTCGGTATTCATCAAGAAATTACCTGCTTGTCCTGATAATAGCTGGTCAAGCTGTAGTTTTTCTATATCGTCCGTTTCATTATAGTTAGCTGTGGTTATTTCAATATCATACTCCAAAAACTCGATTTGAGTTTCTTTCTCTATCCAAGGGATAATAGTAGCATTGCCGTGGTCATCGTAGGTTATATCCTTAATAACTATTTCTTCTTTGCCAGTCTCCTCATTAGGCATTAAGAAAGGCTTATTTAGCTCTATAAACCTATCTCCCGATCTTTGGTCAGCTATTCTTATCATCTTATAAGCTCTATAAAATAATTTAGCGAAATCTAGGATATTTATACCTATGCACTCATACATATACTCAATGTTAGATGTAATGTAATTTAAGGCACTTGCGGTCATATTTTGTTGTAGCTTAATTTGACGACCAGAAGCTGATGAACCCATCATACCTAAGAAGCTATCGTTTAGATTTAGTATAGTTTTAATCCTTTGTAGCGACCTATCTATAATAGTATATTGAGCTATTACATCGCCATTTAGATTATCTATCTTAACTCCGTGAATATCTTTCATAGGTATAATTGCATTAACCCTATTAAATACT